GCCAGTCATTACCATGACACGCGAAGTACCCCTGACACCACAGCAGGCCAAGTACTACAACATGCTCAAGGACAAGATGATGGTGCAGGCAGCAGGCGAGACGATCAGTGCAGTGAACGCTGCCGCTGGCGTATCCAAGCTGTTGCAGATCAGTTGCGGTGCGGCGTACACAGACGACAGAGAAGTTGTGGAGTTCGACTCAGCGCCACGCCTCGGTGTGCTTGAGGAAATCTTGGAAGAGACATCACGCAAGGTCATCATCTTTGCGCTGTTCCGAAGCACCATCGACAGCATCCACAACCACCTCTTGAAGAAGGGCATCGCCAACGAGTGCATCCACGGCAGTATCACACCGCCCAAACGCGCAGATACGATTCGCCGATTCCAGAGTGAGCCTGACCCTCGCGTGTTGGTGATGCAGCCGCAGGCTAGTGCACACGGGATTACCCTAACAGCCGCAGACACAGTGATCTTCTATGGGCCACTGATGAGCGTGGAGCAATACGTGCAGTGCATAGCACGCGCTGACCGCAAAGGTCAAGATTCCGACAAGGTTACTGTGATTCACATTCAGGGTAGCCCGATCGAGAAGAAGATGTTTAAAGCATTAGAAGACAAAGTAAGTGATAACTCTTTACTTACAGAGATGTTCGACACAGAAATAAATTCTTGAAAGGGGGTTGCAACACAAAGAAATCTATGTAAACTGTCAAACCTTAGACAAAAACAACACAGGAGAAAGCACATGTCTGAAGAAGCATCAGAGCCTATACCACTGGACAGGCTCGCAAAAATCTATCGCAAAATCAAGGAGCGCATCGACCGCTTGACGCAGGAGTACGACACTGAGATCGAGACTCTGAAGGCACAGCAAGATGAAGTTCGCTTTGCGATGAAAGACCAGATGAAGTTGATGGGCGTCAAGTCTGTTCAAACTTCTTTTGGAACCGTGTCAATGGTGACCAAGACGCGCTACAACACGCAGGACTGGGACTCATTCAAAAAGTTTATTCTTGAGAATGAAGTTGTGGACTTGCTTGAGAAGCGCATCGCGCAAACCAACATGGCACGTTTTCTCGAAGAGAACCCGGGCTCTCTCCCTCCGGGCTTGAACTCTGTAACGGAGTTTGAGATTCGCGTAACTAAACCAACCAAGTAAATTTATCATGACTAATATCGCACTATTCAACCCTTCAAACGTTCCCTCATTCGCACGCAACCACGAGTTGTCTGAGACAGCCAAAGCCCTGACAGGCGGCGGCGTAGGCACTAGCACCAAGCGCATCTCCATCAAAGGTGGTGTGTTCCGTTTGCTGGCCGGTGGCAAAGAGATTGCCGCTATCGACGAACGCTACTTGGACGTCATCATCGTCAAGGCTGCCCCCAAGGTCAGCCGCATCTTCTACGCTAAGTCTTATGACGGTGACAACATCACTGGCCCTGACTGCTGGAGCAACGATGGTGAGCGCCCAGACGCATCCGCCGAGAACAAGCAAGCCACCACTTGCATGTCATGCCCTCAGAACATCGCAGGTTCAGGTCAAGGCAATAGCCGTGCATGCCGCTACCAACAACGCTTGGCTGTGGTTTTGGAGAACAACATTGAAGGTGATGTGTTGCAGTTAACTTTGCCAGCCACTTCGGTGTTCGGCAAGGAAGACGGAGACAAGCGCCCATTGCAAGCCTTCGCTCGCAACTTGGCCATGCAGAACCCTCCCATCAGCCCCGAGATGATTGTCACTCGCATGAAGTTCGACACGAAAGCCGAAGCGCCCAAGCTGCACTTCGCGCCCAATCGTTGGTTGACTCCAGAAGAGTACGAGATGGTCAAGTCTCAAGGCGAAAGCGATGAAGCCAAGCGTGCAGTCGTTATGACTGTTGCCGCTTCTGATGGTGTGAAGCCTGCGGCCGCCCCTTTGAAGATTGAAGGTAAGCGTCCTGTGGCTGTTGAAGCTGAGGAAGAAGACGAAGCGCCAGCACCCGCACCGAAAGCTGCCAAGGCCAAAGCCAAGCCAGTCGAGGTAGAGGAAGAAGCCGAACCCGAAGTTCGTAAGGAAGCCGCGAAGCCGTCTGCTGTGCCTGCCAAAAAAGGCAAGCTGGCTGACATCGTGTCTGACTGGGACGACGAGTAATTGAATCGGGGGGAAAGCTGTGCAACATGCTTGCGGACGAGCAGTTAGTACCCCCACCTACCATCATGGCAATCATTTTCCCTGCAAACACAAGAGGCATGACTGCTGGCGCTATGCGTCAGATTAAACAACAGGGCTACACCACTGCGGCGGGTGGGTGGCACCAAGAAAATCAGGTGTACGGAATGGCTGCTGAAGGCAGCATTTACCTTAACGAACGAGAACCATTAGGGAGATATATGTCAGCACTAGAACAAACCGCAGAAGACGCCAAGGCGTTGACGGAAGCGCTCATCAAAAGCACACACGCTATGGTTGAGCAAGCGCGGGAATCAAACAAACAACTGAACGATGTGAACGGCAAGATGCGTGACGGGGCTGAGAAGCTTGCGCTTGCGATCGAGAAGTTCAACAAGGTGGCGGGCAACACCAACTTTGCCGAAACAGCCAAACAAGCCGAGTCGCTTGTCAACAGTCTGGAGCGCTTAGCTGTACTCGAAGCGTCAGGCACGTTAGATAAAGTGATGAAGGCAATGGCCAAATAACATGGCTTATTCACAAAGAGTAATTGACGCAGTCATGGCTGCCAAGAAAACGCCCGGCAATCAGCTTGGGCGTTGGGCAATCTACTTAGATTTCCCTGTGACGAAGATCGCGTATGCGCTCGGAGTTACACGCCAGACTGTGTACAACTGGTTCGAAGGTAAGGATGTTTTCATCGCGTATCAAAACCGCGTTGAACTCCTTTTAGAAATAATGAAGTCCTCAAAGGACGCAGAACAAGCATGGAGAAAGATATGCAAGGAATACAACCTCGAACCCTGACCAACAGGGAGCTTATCAACTACTGCGCTGATGCAGTGGACGATCTTCACGGGATGCCCAAGGAGTGGCAACGCGAGTTGTTGCGCCGCTTTGTGGCGCTAGCGCCCACGGACGCACATCCGTTTATTGACCCCAAACAACAAAACCTTTTCTGACAAGGCTGATAAATATGGAACCGCTTGAGTTTGTAGCGGCGGTTTTGCCACCGCCCGGAAATGGGCGCTATTGCGTGGTGGAACTTTCAAGAAAAAAAGAACACGTTTATGTTCACACACTGGAGGAAGCACAACCTGTAATCGACAGATGGAAGAAGCCGGGCGAAGACATCTACTTTGCGTTAGGTACATTCGGGGAAGGCGAGAACAAGCGCACTGCGGACAACGTGCAGATGGTCAAGACCTTTGCCGTTGACGTTGACTGCAACCATCCCAAGGACATCCCTGACGAGGAAGGCAACATCAAGCCCAAGGCATACGCTAGTGCGAAGCTGGCGGCTCAAGCCATCATGGATTTCACCGAGGCTACTGGGCTGTCCGCACTGGGCGACCCATGGATGGTGGCGTCTGGCGGCGGTGTGCACGCATACTGGCCGCTGTCTGAAGCCGTGGATGTCGACGAGTGGAAGCCAGTGGCCGAAGCGTTCAAGCGCATGTGCTACCAGAACAAGCTGGACATTGACCCAACAGTTACCTCTGACGCGTCCCGAGTCTTGCGAGTCCCTGACACCATCAACAAGGGCGTCAAAAACAAGAAGAAGGTGCGTGAGCAGACCAACGTGCGCTTTGTAAGCGAAGGTGCTGTGTTTGAGTTGGCCGACATCCGCGCAGTGGTGGAGAAGAACCTCATCGGCACGCAGTACGAAGTCAGCGCCAAGCAGCCGAGCAACGTGGTTGAGCTCCCCGGTACTAGGCCAGCCGCACCGACGGCAGCCCAAGTCAAACTGTTTGAGAACAGCGTCACTCGCTTCAAGAACATCGTAGTCAAGACCCGTGCAGGCACAGGCTGTGGCCAGATTTCCCACTACGTTGAGCACGCTGAGCAGGACGGTATGGAACCTCTGTGGCGCGGCATCCTGTCTTGGACTAAGGTCTGTGTGGATGGTGAAGGTGCGTCGAAGTGGATCAGCGACATGCACCCGTACAGCGAAGACCGCATGAAGACCAAGCTGGCTGAGATCAAAGGCCCCTACCCCTGCACGAAGATGGACTCGGAGAACCCCGGTGTTTGCCCCGGCTGTCAGCACTGGGGAAAGATTACAAACCCGCTAGTATTCGGCCGCGACATGGCGGTGACAACCGTTGAGAGCGTGGTGGAGTTGCCCCGCGTTGCGATGGACGAGGAAGTTAAGAAAGTGCTTCGCCCTGAAGCACCCCGTGGCTACGCTTATGGTGAGCGTGGTGGCATTTTTATCCAGAAGGAAGACGAAGATGCGCAAGGCAACAAGACCACGCGCAACGTTTTGATTCTCCCCTACGACCTTTTCCCTGTGGACATCCTGAGCCACAACGGAGAACACACAGTACACCTCATGGCCATCCGTCGTGAAGGCGTGCAGAACATAACGATGGCACAGAAGGCTGTCGTGAGCCAAGACGAAACGGTCAAGACACTGGCCAACCAGAACATCGTAGCGGCCTTTGGCCGAGGCAATGACAAGAATTTGTTTGATTACATTCGCGCAAGCGTTGAGAAGATGAGCAACGACAAGTCGCCCCTCAAGGTGCCAGCTAACTACGGCTGGCAGGAAAATGGTACTTTCGTTTACGCAGGCAAGATTTACAGCGCCACATCAGCCCCCGTGGAAGTGCCGATGCCCGGCCTTGAAAACATCGTGGCCAACACCAAGCCCAGTGGTAATATCGAGAACTGGGTGACGTTTATCAAAATGCTTATAGCAAAAAAGCTATACGGCCATCTGTCCGTTGTGCTCGCTGGGGCAAGCGCTCCCTTCATGCGCTTCACAGGTATCTACGGCATGACGTACCACTGCGGCTCAACCGAGTCCGGTACAGGTAAGTCACTGGCACTGGAAGGGGCGGCTTCAATCTGGGGTCACCCAACACACTACCGCACAGGTAAGAGCACATCGCCTGTCGCCATGCAACAACGCTTGGGTCTGCTGCAAAGCCTGCCTCTGGTGACGGATGAGATCACCGCCAAGAACCGCAAGGATGCTGAGTGGTTCCCCGAGTTTCTACTGGACATGACCGAGGGTCGAGGCAAGGAGCGTATGGAGTCCGGCGCTAACAAGGAGCGCTTGAATCTTTCTATCTGGCAGACAGTGGCCATCATGTCATCCAACACCCACGTTGTGGACTACCTCACAGGCTCACGCAAGCACTCGTCTGAGGGTGAAATGCGCCGTGTTCTGGAGTTCGTCATGGACGAGGAGTTGTCATGGGAGCCCCATGAGATTGAGGTCATCAAGTCGTTGCAAGAAAACTACGGCGTGGTTGGGCACGAGTTGGCTGAGTTCTTGGCCAAGAATGTGCCGATGCTCAAGACGCTTGTACCTGATGTTGTGCGTAACTGCTACAAAGATTTCAACGCCACCAACGACGAGCGTTTCTGGATGGCAGGAGTGGGCACGATCATGACGGCAGGTGCAGTTCTCGGCAATAAGTATCTGAACATTGTTGACTTCCCGCTGAACGAGATCAAGGAGTTCCTGAAGTCTAGGGTGAACGCGGCACGCGGCACAGTACGCTCAAGCAAGCGCAATGCTGAAGACATCCTGAACGGCTTTATCCAAGAGAACTACGGCAAGTTCGTGGTGGTACGCTTTAACGCCAAGACAGGCGCAAGCGCACTGCTGGGTGACACTGCGTTGATCGACTCAACCACTACCCGCTCGGTAGTTATGGGGCGCGTGGAGCACGGCGTAACAGCCAACCACGTTGACTTCTATATCGAGGAGCGCCTGCTCAAGACCTTTTGCTCCAACATGAGCTTTGGTTATGCTGACTTCAAGCGCCAGCTTGAGAAACAGTTTGTGGTCTCGTACATGCCCAAGAAAGACCTGATGGCAAGAACCAGTGGCCCACCCATGCGGGTAGCCACCATGAAGATTTCGAGAGAAATTTCTAGTCTGGATGAAGAAGTTATCAATCCACTATCCGTGGCAGCGGCTTGAGAGGGGGCAGGGGTTCTTCGTCCCCTGCATCGACACCGAGGCTGTTAGAACCGAGGGCTTGAATAAGGCCCTCGGTATCCGTTTGTTTGACGCCCGAGCAAAGATCGGGATCAAGGACGGCTTTACTGGCGTGTGGTTTTATCGGCTTGGAGGATGAACTTCCTAGCGTAGTTGACCTTTTGCTGGTCAAGTTTCTCAAGGCGCTCGTCCTTCTGTTCGGTAGTCAAGCGTGGGTCAGCCCTGACCCTGCGCTCCTGCGCGGCAAGTTCGCCCAAGAATTTATAGACCTGACCGGATGTGGAAGCAAGCGCCAGCTTGTCAGCATTTTCTTGTGCAAAGGCTTGGGCTTGGGCACGTTCGCCTTTCTCTACCAAACGTTTATATGTTTCCTTGGTCTGATTGATCTTCTCCATCATGCTGTACGCTTCATCCAATGTGCCCCGGCCTTCAACGGGCTGGAACAAACCACCAATGAACGGCGTCTTGCTTAGCTTGAGTGAGGGTTTGGCGACGTCCTCTTTCATCTCGACGTTTAGTAACGGGTTGGCCAACTGTACAAGGGCAATACCGAGACCGCCGGTGTAACCACGGATCAGGTAGTCAATCTCAATCGGCGACACACCTTCTTTACCTGTTACGTCCTTGATGGTTTTGCTGGCCGTTACTGCCCCGAGAAGCTTGGCAAACTCTGTTGTGTTATCACGATAGCGTTCACTTGCCAAAACTTGTTTCTCACGGGCAGACTCAATGTCACCGCTAAAGAAGGATTTACCAAGCACGACCTCTGCCACAGGTTTGACCGCTTGGGGCAGACCGAATGGGTTTGATTGGCCAAGCAACGTGAGGAATCCACCGACAGCCTTGGACGCTTTCTCATCGTTTGCAGCCATGTTCCACAGCGCTTCGGGCAATGACTTAAACAAGTAGCCCAATTCAAACGGGATTGGTGCTTTGATTGGCTCATCAAAACCGGGGATGTAGATAAACCAGTTACCGTAGCGTTCCTCTGGCTTGGCTCGTTTGTAGGCTTCATCGTCCTGCATGGCTGCGGCGTAGGCAACAGTTCCCAAGGCCAAGAACAGACCGCGCTGAAGCAGCTTCTCTTTAATTTTAAGTTGCTCGCTGAAAGGCATCTCGCCCCTGAACGCACGATACAGAACGTCAAGACCTTGAATCTGTGCATTAAAAAACGGGATCACGGTCGAAAGCATCTGCATGCTGGGGGACAAACCACGACGGCCAAAGTTCATGGACTCTAGCGTACGCAGCAGCGCCTGCTGTTCAGACATTCCTTTGTCGATGGAGTCCTTGTAAATCACAGCGCGGGTAGCGGCGTCGCCTTGCATAGCAAGCGCATCGGCTTTGGCCATGACTTTATCCCAACCAGATTTACCGGCAGCAATGTCACGCAAGAACATATCCATGTCACGGGCGTTACCAGAGAAAACATTGCTACTGATCGCGCCAGTCTGCATGAGCTTCTCTTCGGTTTCGTTGCGCCCCGCCACCATACTAGCGAGTTCTTTCATGGAACTTAGGATGGGGGTAGCGTCTGTGCCAGTAGTTAGCCAAGCATTTAGCGGGTCACGGATTACCTGACGCACAGCATACGCTGGGTTACGGGTTACAAACTTACGCAAAATATCTGCTGGGTAGCCCATCAACTGGATAGCGGCAGGCATCGTTGTCTTGATACCTTCCATACCTTTAACCACCAACTCAGCGGGGATGTCAAACTTGTCTGTGTCAATCACCGCAAAGTGATCTTTACCTTTGACCTTAAAGCGTACGACGTTCTCACCTTTGGGGCCAACACCGGGGCCAATCTTACTGGCCATGCCCAACTTGTTCAGTAGGAAGGAGTTGTCCTTCATCATGGCGTTGCGCAAGCCCATGCGGGTCAGGATGAACGTGTTTTGCACCGCGCTTGTGAAGATAGGCATGATCTGATCTTCGCCGCCCACCAATTGCTGGAGTTCAGGTTGGTCTTTGATGTTGCCAATACGAATGGGTTTCTCGCCTGCAACAAACAAATTAAGCGAGTCGCCATCCACGCGGTAGTAAGGAATGTACGGAATCTTCTTGAGTGCCGCAGCTTTCTCAGGAGTCATCTCACCCGTTTGCACAAGGAAGTCAATTAAGCCGTTGTTGTACTCTTGGTAAAGCTTCGCGGCTTCCTGCACGGCGTCTAGTTGAGGTTGGTTTGCCTTGAGCGCAGCCATGCGTTCTTGGTACTCGCGCTTGACTGCGGCGGGGTCTTTGTAATTCAACTTCTCCCAGCCCACAGCATCGGCACGCTGCCCGGCAATGTAAGCGGTCAAAAATGCTTCGGCTTCTGTGTCGTTGTCAAACTTGCCTTTGTGTAAAGCCTCGGCCACGTCCGTCATGTTCGGGCCTTTGTCGCTCATGAAAATCTTTTCCGTCACGCCGTTCTTTGTCACGGTCTGGTATTTCACAGCGCCATGCGTCAGGAACTGACCAGCGTATTGGCTTACGTTCTGACCAAAGCGAAGCAGGAACTCACCGTTGAGCGCCTCGGCAGAGGAGATGATGCCTTTGTCAGAAAAGGTTTTGTTGTTTGGGGTCAATAAACGGATGTGCGTCCGTGGGCGCTAGC